TTTTCGCAAACCAAAGCAGAATTGCGGTACTGCTCTGCAAAAGCTAGTAAGGCACAATCTAATAGTTCCTGGTAGCGTGTTTTCTCAATCCCTAGCTCAGAGTAGATGATATAAGCCGGCTCTGGCAAAGTCTTTAGAAAACGAGAATACAGTATGAAGCGATAAGTTGGGTTGTATAGCCTTGATACTGCTTGTTCTATTTCCTCTAGTTCTGCCATCGCATCTACTCTGCGGATCGCCAAGTTTTCAACCGGCCTGCTCGGGCCATTGTTTGCTCTCGTTTCAAATGTAAATTCTTGCGTCACTTTTTGCAAGGCTTCGTCACACGCTATCTCTCTCCACCTTGGATATTCTCCTAGCTTCTTCTTTGCTCTGCGGATAGTTACTTTTTCATTAACTTCTGGAAGCAAAGGCACTTCGCCCATTCTATCCACTCTTTCACCTCCTCCTTAAATCCCAAAAGACCTCTCTAAATACATTTCACGCTTTAATTTACGTCTTAGCTTTCGTTGGCGCTCCGATTCGCTGTCGCTCGTCGCCCCCCCCCAATTTTCGTATTAGCGTCGATGTAATCTTGCGCAATCGCCGCCCATCGCTTGTCAGTTGTTTTGCAGTCCATTTTCTCACGCAAGCAAGTGATAAGAAAATCTTTGTCAAACAAACTGTCTAGCTTAATCATCAGTCGGATTGGCGGAAAGCGTCCTGCTCTTTCGTCGCTGTTAAGTCTAGTTCTATCAGAGTTCAGCGTTGCACCCTTAAACCCTAACTGCGCCATCATTTCTTTCTTCGTGCCGTAAGTTTTGGTCTTTTCGGCTAGAATTCTGTAAAATTTCTGTACATTGGTTTCAGTCATCCCTAGCCTCTTCAACTTTCCAACCCAAAATATCTGCTGCCTTTTGCGCTTCTTCCTTGGTATCAAATTTCTTGACGTATGCCATCGTACCTGGCTGTTCGTCGACTAGTATGACAATTTCAACATCTTCTTGATATTTTTTGAAATACAAATGATTGCCATCCGTGACTACATACTTTGGTTTCTCAATCTCATACCCGTCAAGCCAAGCACGAGCGAATATTTCTGCCTTAGTCACACAATCTCCATCCATCCATTGACGAATTTCGGGAGAAATATTACTCATAGCGTATGATAGTGACAAATGAGCGTGCTTGTAACTCTCAATCCAATTAGCCAAAAACTGAGGGATTTTAACTTTTTCAGGTTCGTCAATTTTTTGTATAAGCTTTATAAATTTCATTTTTCCCATTTGTGTAATAGAAACATAAGGCATATTTTCAATCTCGCTAATCACTTCCTGTTTATTCATTTTCCAACTCCTTTATCTCCTTTTGCAATTCTTTGATGTGTCTTCTTAATCGCTCTCTGCGTAGTCCTGCGTTACGATAACACAACTTGCGATTGCAGAAGTTATCTTCTTCTTTGTTATCTAAACGCTCTTGATACACTTCCAAAGAATGCCTAAGCTGTTTCAATCTCTCCTCTTTAGTCATTCTAATCCCTCTGTCATAGCTATACCAGCTATGCTGTCTTTATAAAATATGGCTTTTTTTCTTTCTTGAGACGATGCTCCAAAATAAGTAAAACAAATATTTTGAGCGTTTGGTTCATAATCTTTAACATCTTTAAAACACGCTGTGTTCCCATTCTTGAAATAAATTGCAATATTCATTCTAATTCCTCTATTTCTACCTCAATACGAGGGTTTAGGCTATATACTTTCTTAGCCCATATCTCCGAAACTCTGCCGTCGTCCGTCCACACGCAACCAGCGTCTGATATGCTGTCAAATAGCGACTTAATGTAGTTGTCTGTGTCTGGAAGTGTAGCGACTGGTATTGTTTCATCTTCCAACATCGGGCGCTTGTACTTTGTATTCAGCAGTTGCTTCGTCGGTTTGATGTAGAATGTCGCTCTAACTTTTAAAGCTGCATCGTACTTCTTGCTTTTCCATTGGTTTTTAACCAAAAGAGCGCATTGTCTGCGCCACAAACGCATATCATTTCTTTCATAAGCTGAAGCTCTGCCCTTGACGACTGCTAATCTTGGTCTACTCTGCGGTTTTGGCTCAATGTTTAGTGTTAATTTCATCCTAGCTCCCTTGCTATCGCTTCAATCACATTGACTGTCACACTATTGCCGGCTTGCTTGTATAGCTGACTGTTGCTATTTACTTCTTGAGCCCTGTCAAATGCCCAATCTGGAAAACCTTGCAATCTCCAACACTCACGAGGTGTCAGCTTGCGAATACGAAAACCATTTGATAAATGATTATTTTCATGATAACTATTACTTGTCAAAGTAGGAGCAATTTCGTATTCTCCGCCTTGATTATAACCATGGCCACGCTGAATGATTTTCGGTTCTTGCCCACCGCCTTGCATTGTAGATAACGTAGGCGCAAGCCCATCTGTGTCATACACTCTTGAGTTTTGGTCGTGGTTACCAGGGATGTTCCCTGCAATCTTGATTCCCTCTCCTTTATTCGTTGTAAGTGTAGGGGCCAATCCGTCTGATTGGAAAACTTCTCCATTCATGCCGTTTCCGGATGGATTAACATTCCCGATTTTCAAGATTGGTTGGCTATTAATTGACTGACTTTCTCCTCCGAAAGGAAAAACTCCTCTGGTACTTGCTCCTCTAAGATGTCCGATAATGAACACACGCTCCCGATTTTGGGGGACTCCGAAGTTTTTGCTGTTAAGCACTTGCCATTCAGCATCATACCCCAATTCATCCAAGGTTGCGATAATGGTCTCGAATGTATCCCCCCCATTGTGATTGAGGAGTCCTTTGACGTTCTCAAGGAATAGCAAGCGAGGTCTGAGAATAGATGCGAACCGTGCGATTTCAAAAAACAAAGTTCCTCGAGTATCTTCAAATCCTTTCCGCTTTCCCGCAATGCTGAAAGCCTGGCACGGAAATCCTCCGCAGACAACATCAACGTGTCCAATTCCTCGAATAGACTCGTCTGATACTGCTGTGATGTCATGTAGTTCAACTTCTCCTTTCGTGTCGTGGATTGCTTTATAACTAGCTCTTGCAAATTTGTCTATTTCGCAAAATCCTACGCACTCATGCCCTGCAGCTTCCATCCCAAGACGAAAGCCGCCGATACCTGCGAATAAATCTAAAAATTTCATAATCTAATCAAAATCCACCAGCCAATGTATATGTTGTGAGCAAATGGCATGGCTGGCGAAATCCTTTAGCGTCATTCGTCCAAGTCTGACGCTTAATTCTAGTTCGCTTTTTACGTGGTTCACGGCACGTTGTTTTATTTTGTTTGCTTTTTGCTATTGCGTTCTCCGACTAGGTATCCTAAAAACACCCATAGCAAAGCCATTCCTGCTTCTTTTGCAAAATCAATCATTTTTAATCCACTCCCTCATATAAACTTTTTCCTAATTGTTCCTCAAAATCTTGTTGATTTTCGGGGTCTAATCTGGCTAACTCTGTGACAATTTTTATTTTTGTTTCTCTGCATGGTTGATAACCATATTTTGCATATCTCATAAGCCGATTAAACGTGCTGACCGGATAAGGTAAATCATCATCAACAACTAAACGTTTTGTGTGCAAATGCTCAAAAAATCTTTATGAAAAACCACTTCGAAAACAGCCATATAATCATCTTCGTCCAAATTGTCATAATTTTTGTAATATGCGAATTTTGTTATTGTAAAATCAAAATTTGATATGACTTTTTTCGGCGTTCCGTAAGTGTTTCTGATAAGTTCAAGACGAACTTTTTCTTTTACAGAATAAATTGACCAACAATTTTTGTTCTCATAAGAAAATCGCCAATTTTGAGGTTCGTCTTTCACTTGTTGCTTAAAATATTTTTCGGCTTCCAAAAAATCTTGTTCGCTCTCAAAGAAAATATCTAAATCTTTAACACGTTCGTTATTGAAAATGTTCTTAAAGCAACCTCCGGCAATATATCCTTTATGGCCCACTAGAAATTTATCAAGCCACCAAAGCTGCCGATAATTAAGTAAATCACTTGTTTTGAATGTCATGCTTTCTTCATCCCTTCCACGGTTTCAAATTCGATATCATTTGTATCAAGCCACTCTTTAAAAGCATTTGCTTGTTCCAAATCTAGCCAAAACTTAATAGTCGTCACATACTTAGCTTTATTGCTGTCTAATTTCGCCTGTACTGCATTTTTTTCTTGTTCGAGGGTATTTGTACCGCCTTCGATTATCTCGCCTGTATCGGCGTTGTATGCCTTGATATGAGCTTGTGCATTTTCTTGCGCCAGTCGCTCAATTTCCGCTTGTCGTTCAGCTTCCGCTTTTTCTTTGGCTTCTTGCTGCTGTCTAAAGAGTTTTGCTGACTCAATATCCTTGTTAATGCTTGTGAGCACTTCTGCAAGTGTCAAGCCGCTTTCATAGGCTCTGATATAAGTTGCAGGGCCTAGTCCGTTGTTAGCGCATTGGGCGCTGATGGCTGCGATGTCTTGGTCTTTCTGGTTTTGCTTATTCAGCTCGTCTATTACGATTGCTTCAAGCTCTGTTTCAGTTTTCTTCAAGAGCGTGAAACTGTCTTTCTTGAATTGTGTAGCTTTCGTGTACTCGTCCAAGTATTGCTCAAAAACTTCTGGATTAAGATTGCCCGCCGCTGCTTTTTCAGCAAACCACTTGCGAACCGTGTCTTTTCGTAGCGCCTTTTGGTTTTCTTCGTATGCATCGATTTGATTTTTAAGTTCGTCAATCAAACCTTTCAGTTTGCTGTACGGCGCTTTATAAGCTTGTTCAAATTCAGCGTACGGCTCATTGATTGCACCCTTGATTTCTTTTCGTCGGTCTTCTAAGCTCTTGCTCAGCTTATTCAAGTCCGTGCGAGCTTGTTTGACTTCCTCAATCGAATTGACTTCAAGGTCAAATGTGCCATACTTGGCAATCGCTTGTTCAATCCCTGCTTCAAAGGCCGCAAAGTCGCTAAATGCGACCTTGGCCGGCTCGAAAGTGATTTCAATGTTGTCTAACTGGTTGATTTTTTCTGCTTCTTTCATGCTTTACTCCCGTTTTTAGCTAAAAGGTAATTCGATTTGTTCGGCTTCTGCTTCTGTTCGAGCTTTCGCTTCTTCAAAGGCTTTCTGCAGTTCTGCTTCACGGTTTCGCTCAGCTTCATCTTGTTTCATCTGCTCGATTTCTTGCATCTTGCGTGCTCGGACTTCTTCTTGCGTTTCTTGTGGTGTCACATCAATAGGCGCTGCCTGTTCCATTTCATCGCTAGTGTATAGACCGCCAACATTTTCGCTAAATGCTTCACGGAAAGCTGATACGATTGCTACTTTACGGATCATCAACGCCGGTGCTTTAGCCCACATTGATTTGCCTGTGTTATATGCCGATAGGTCGGCATCTGCTGTAATTGGCCGTGACCGGTCTTTGCGATAGACCTTGCACCAACCGCCAAGCAGCGTTGCTGATTTCGGCTTAATAGTGCCCTCAATCTGCTTGATTTCACCGTTTTCGGTTTCAATCACGATACCTGCATCAAATCCGTCAAACTGGTTATTTTGTTCAGCTCGCTTCATGAAAGCGTCTTTTGAAACCACAATCTGCGCAGGGTTTGTGCCGTACTTGATAAAATAGACCTCTTTCGTAAATGGATTGAGATTGCGCTCTTTACAAGTTGCGATAAAGTAAGCTAATTCTTCATTGCTTGCTTTACCTTGAGGGTCAAGATACTGTCGAACAATGTTCGCAGTAAGTTGTTGCGGATTTGTCAAGAAATCCCCTTTGTGTTCTGTGATTTGATTTGTCATTTTGTTACTCCTTTATTCTACGTTTGTAGTTATTGCTTATATTTTCGCTTTTAAGCCATTTTATTGTTTGAGTGGCACAATTATAATCTCGATAGTTTAAAATCGATTGTGCGCTATTCTGTGGCTTTCTAGGCATATATACACTATAAGTCGTCTCCAATATATAGCCATTGACCGCCAGAGAAGATAAAACATTCTTCTTTTGGCTCTGGTTGCTCTGGTTCTGTCGTTAGCCACTTGTCATAGTCAAATGGTTCTATCATTGCCAACCTCGCTATACTTCATCCAAAGTCGCCAAAGTTCTTTGACAAATTTCACTGCGTCATGTCGTTTGTACCAACGAAGCTTGTTTCGTTCGTTAGGTGTGACATGATATAGCAGCGCTGTTTCAAGTTCTGGTATTGTCATGTTTTATCTCCTTTTTGAAAAAATCTAGTCACTATTTCCTCTACTGGCCTTTTGAGAATGTAGGCGCACATGCTAAATGGATTTAGGTGCATGTTCGCATGCTCTCGGCACACGTCCACAAATTCCACATATTGCTTTCTGGATAGCTGCATGTTGAACCATTTAGAAAAAGTGTTCCTGTACTGCTTATACAGAGATTCATTCCCTGCGACTTGATCGTAGTTGATTTTAGTCATCTTGTGCTAAGAACTCCTCTCTTGATAGTATCGTTGACTCTTCAGGTGCCTTGTAGTCGGGATGTTCCTTAGACCATTCCGGGATATTAGAGTCTGGCTTATAGATGCCTTTCTTTTCCAGATACCGTCTTTGGTCTTCGTCTTGCTGGGCAATCGTTCGGATGCCGTTTTGAGCCCAATTTTTCAAAATACGATTTACATATCCAAAGTTTCTGACTGCATTATCAGCCGCTTTGTCAATCGCCCTCTTGATAAGTTCAAGCTCCATGTTGTCGAATGAGTGGTACTCAATTAACTTTTGATACTGTATGCCGTCAATCGGACCGATTCTAGATTGATAATATTTAGAGATTTCAGCAGCAGTTAGAGTTCCGTTTCCCTTTTCTTTCTCTATCTCTACTTCTGACTCTATATTTATATCTTTATCTATTTCTATCTCTTTATCTAACTCTATATCTATCTCTCCGTTGCACTTTGTTGCATCAGTGTTGCATTGCAACGCTTTTTGTGTGCTTCGATGCTTGCGAGACCTACGGGTGCTTGCGGTTTCGCTGCCTATCATCTCTGGCACTTGTTCCAGTTTATAGGCAAAATTGTCTGATGTCGTCAATAGCTTCTTTTGCTCTAAAAACATCAGTGTCATTCTGACTGCTTCAGCATCTTCATCGATGATAAGAGCCATTTCTTCTGCTAGGCTGTCAGCCAAACCCTCAAAATAGATTTTTCCGTCGTCTTGCAGACTTGCTAGCATGAGTTTTAGATAGATGATTGTATGTTCTTCGCCTCCTGGAAGACGTCGAAGGAGCTTCATTTCTTTCGATTTGAAGAACTCCTCGGACAGTTGCAACCAGTAGAAGCGCCTATTTTTTGGATTTGCTATTTCAATCCCCCCTTACTTTTTCTTGTTATCGTTCCAGATTGTACCGATGCAGATTAGAGCAGAAACACCGAGAGTTGACAGAAAGACATTGCTGACTTCTCCAGTCTTAGGCAACTCGTTCGCAGAGGTATCTAATTTGCTCTCTACTGCGTTTTTAGTTTCTTCCTTAGTACTTGGAGCTGGCGGCTCTTTTTCGAGCGTTTTAGGCGGTAATTCTGGCTTTTTCGGTTCGTCTGGAATAACCAGCTCTGGTAATTCCAAGATTGGCGCTGGTGGAAGCAACGGAACATCGTTTAAATCAAGTTCCGGCTTGTCCAAAATCGGAGCGGGTGGCATCAGAGGAATGTCATTGATGTTCAGTTCCGGTTTATCAACTTGTGGTGCTTCGTTTGGAATTTCCCAGATTGGCTTAGGACGGTTCTTGCCATCTGCCGTACCGCTGCCAGATACCCACTTATAATCAACCTTGTGCTCAATCCAATAGTCATTGGCCGTCACTTTGATAGTGTTTACTGGTACAGTCGCTTGTGTAGCGTACCGAGTGCTGTACTCAAAGACTAGAACATTGTTTAGGAAGCCGACATAATAGTCAAAGCCATTCTCACGCATACTAAGCATGTCCATATTGCCCGGCCAAGCGTATGTCCACGGATTTGCAGAGTGCAGATAGCTAATCTTCATGCTGCCTGGCACATAACGGGCTTCGTTATCCCAAGTGTCCGATACACTGACACGGTTCATAGTTGCCTTGCGGTAGTTGATACGAGCAACCCAGTGGACAACATTAGGATCTTCCTTGTCTTGATAGCCCCACTTGTAAAGTTCTTCGTTAGGGTTAGTGTCACCCTTGCTGCCGCTTTCCATTTCAACGATTGTGCCACTAAAATTCAAGTTCATCTTGCCCTCTTCACGGACAATTTCAGAGTTGATTTTAGTCTGCAGATTAAGGCTAATTGACTTGTTCAAAGGGTGTTCCTTGAAATAGTCGTTGAATACTGTAGTCACGTTGTTTTCTTTTGCATTTGCAGTAGCCTGTCCGACCTCTGCTCCCTCGTTGTTAGTGACTGGAAATTCGTAGTTTGTTTCTAGTTCCAACTCTTGCGGGAGCGGAATTGTTAGCGTGTCGCCTTGATTAATTTCTACATCGTCTGGGATGTCGGTTTTAACTGTGACATCTACCTTGTCGTAGAAGCTGTCACCTTGCTTCTGCACTTCGACTGTCGGCTCTGTGACAGTTATTTCTGTACCCTCTTTTGTGACTTCACTTGCTAGTACGTTAGGGGCAATCAAAAGCCCTGCCAAAACTGCCATAGTTGCTGTGATTTTAATTTTATTTTTCATTATTAATCTCCTCTATTTTTTCTACAAATTTAACGCAAGCTTCGTAATATTTTCCAGAAACTTTGCTGTCTTGATACGCTTTTTCTATCAACTCTTGGCCTGTTCCGAAAAAACAACCAACTTTCCACATTTTGTTCGATCTCGTGTAAGTGAAATATCTTCCGCTTGACCAATGGTTTTTAAAAACAATGTAGTCAGCGTCACCAGAGACCCTAGCGTCACCAGAGACCCAAGCGTTA